AGACAATCTCCTGGAAGGCAGTGAGAGCGGGACCATCATTATTGACCTGCGCATTAAGCCATGCACGTGCATAGCCATCCGATGACTCAAGATAACCAGGGTACTGAAGTGTGGCGGCTGTTCCAGTATTGAGCATAGTGTAATCCTTGAAAGTGAAACAAATCCTTCGCCACTTCCAAGGAAGAGCAGAAGAAGTCTGAATATCCACACGCTCCGAAAGTCCGCGCATGAAGCATGTAGTGGCCGTGCGCTGCATCGCACTGGTTACCGTATTGGGTGCACCAGTGGAATCAGTCATGTCCCTTGCTGTGGGGCACCAAATGAACACGCCGCCAGTTCCGCCATTAACAAATGCCGGTGTAGGGGTGAAAGAGGCACGCGCTGCGCCAGTATTCGTCGTATTGACCCACTGCCGAAGTGTGTCTCGCTTCTTAGTGCTCGTAATGTTGAGCAGCTGACGCTTATTGGGCCTCATGATAGACCGAGTGGGGCGCCGAGTCCTTGGCTTTTTCCGATACGAGCTTTTGCGGGACCGCCTAACGATAGGCCTTTTGCGATAGGTCCGCTTGCGATACGACCGTGCGTAAGCCATGTTGAGGGATTTTTGGCATTACCCCGCTTTAAGTCTAAGAGGGGAGGAACACAGGTTTATATAATGGGGTGTGTCCTGTGTCCTGGGCTATAACATTAGTTTGCCCAGGACACCGGAGAACACACAACAAATGCCTGCACCATTCGCCTTCAACAGCCGCTATGTCTTACTCACTTATGCTCAATGCGGAGAGCTCAGTGGATGGGACGTTATGGAACGCGTTTCGTCACTGGGAGGTGAGTGCATCGTTGGACGAGAGCATCATGAGGATGGAGGACTTCATCTCCACGTGTTTTGCGACTTCGGATCAAAGCTGCGAAGTCGAAGAGCAGATCTCTTTGATGTTGACGGTCACCACCCAAACGTTACGCCGTCTCGAGGAACTCCGGAACTGGGATACGACTATGCAATCAAGGATGGTGATGTTATTTGCGGAGGATTGGGAAGACCATCACCTGATCGCCGAGGTGGCAATGGCAAAACTCATGAGGCGTGGACGGAAATTACGACTGCAGCGAATCGAGACGAATTTTGGGAACTGGTGCATCGACTGGATCCTAAATCTGCTGCGTGTTCATTCACGCAACTCCAGAAGTACGCAGACTGGAAATTTCGCCCTGTGGAACCAACATACGAAAATCCAAGCGGGGTATCGTTCATTGGAGGAGATCTTGATGGCAGATCTGATTGGCTTGGACAATCTGGCATTGGCAGAGGAGAACCACTCATAGGTGAGTCATCTTGCACGTCGCTAACCGGGACCCCCCCGTCGCTACGCTCCGTCGCTAAGGCGAGGGGACCCCCCCCGGTCGCTTGAGTGCGCTAGTTCTGGAATAAAGTCTGGATTGTGCTAATCTTAGTTAGGCAGATGCAAATCACTGTGTGTGTATGGCCGATCTAGAACCGGCAAAACCCTGTGGGCAAGAAGTTTGGGACCCCACATTTACTGTGTGGGTCTAGTGTCAGGTGACGAGTGCATGAAGGTGGAAGACGTCGACTATGCCGTATTCGACGATATACGAGGCGGAATTAAGTTTTTCCCTTCCTTCAAAGAGTGGCTTGGCGCGCAAGCATGGATCACGGTTAAACGACTTTACCGAGAACCGAAACTCATCAAGTGGGGCAAGCCAAGCATTTGGCTGTCCAATACGGATCCGCGCACGGATATGAGTCACGAGGATGTTCAGTGGATGGGAGACAATTGTATTTTTGTGGAGGTCAATGACCCTATTTTTCGTGCCAATATAGAGTAGTCTCCGACTGCAGACGGAGAATATCAGAACTGCTGCCTGAAGCATGCGCAGTGAAAATGTCAAAGATTATGTAATCACCCATCCCTCGCTTGTCTGTGACAGACCAATTGCTCGACTGTGTGACATCACCATTCTCATCATCATCATAAACGATGTTTTTGTTCATAGGGAACCAATGAGGGTACTTTTTGAAAACGCCGGTATCGTTCCCTGATTGGATAATGCGGGTCTTATCGTACTTGAGATCCACCCTGCGGGTGTCAACCTTGGCGAGAATGAAATCACTCCAATCAACATTCTGTTTGCCTTGGAAGACAATCTCCTGGAAGGCAGTGAGAGCGGGACCATCATTATTGACCTGCGCATTAAGCCATGCACGTGCATAGCCATCCGATGACTCAAGATAACCAGGGTACTGAAGTGTGGCGGCTGTTC